TTCATAGTGTAGTCTTACCCCGGACACGTGTCTACCCTTGGACAGTGTGACTTATTCACGTTTCTATACTAAAGTCCTACCTAGGACTCGTCTGCGGTATCCATGACCAGATGTTGTAAATCTGATAGGGACCACTCTCCCGGCACAGTACCCTTCCACTTCGGTATGTCGTAGGAAAACCCACCATCGGGCAGTGCCAGGATGCTGCCTATTTGCTTACCGTTGCCCAGAACCATCCAAAGTCTGGAGTCTACTTGGTAGAACGTAATTTTCATGACTCGCCTCTCGTTTTAAGGGTGTCGTCTATAGCATTCAGAATGCCTATTAGATCTTTCCGGGCACAACTGCCCTCTGGAAGATCTTCTATAGCCTCTATGGCCTCTGTCAGGGCACTGGCGATCTTGCTGCATAGGGCAAGAGCCCAAGGGCTAGCATCTTGCGGTATGGCGTTGATCAACTCGTCTAGGGTCATACTGTTGAATGGAAGCATCTTAGTTTCTCCTGTAAGTGCGAGTCTAGTATGGTAGGACAAGTATCGCTTGTCAACCCCGGACATTCGCCATATACTTGCACCTGGCAATACAGCCAAACGGGAGATTGACATGAGCACAGATGACCCTAAACAAGTCGTGGGCTCGTTAGAGGCCCAATGGAAGCAGCTTCGGCAGGAGCTTTTGGTGATGACTAAACGGGTGTCAGAGAAGGAAAGGGCTCAGGCTGCTGCCGCGAAAGCCCGCTATCGACAGCGGAAGGCGGACGGCCTTATTGTTGTCTTGGTGGAACTGAATGCGGATGATGTGGTCCTGCTGCCGAATATCCTAAAACACTTACCCAATCCTGCGAGAATACTGAAGTGATGAATACTGAACTGCCTATCTGCGATGCACGTCTTCTACTTACTGAGTTTTCCTATGCGGAAGACGAGAGGGAACGTTGTCAGCTCATTGAGGCGTGGTTGCGGTCGGACGAGCAGGCTACTACAGAGAGGTCCACGAATGACGATCATTGACGATATCCGGGAGGCTTTCAGCCCTAGATTCCCTGACAAGCCCATCGATACTGGGTTGTTCGAGAAGCATGCGCCCCGCAAGGAAGTTCCTATTCCAGAGCCAAAGGAAAAGGAGGGTTCCTGGTCACTGGCGGGGGACGAGAGGGTACAACAGCTCTATGACAGCGGCGTCACATTGGACCAGATCCGGGAGGAGTACACCCGTATCGATCGAAAGGCCTGGATCTACGCCAACTGGGAAGTGCAGCTCATCACGCGGTGTCCAGGCTGTAGCGAGCAGGTGGATCTTATGACCTATCCAGACTTTTGGGACGGGCGAGCTATCTGCGTATGTGAGGCTGGGACAAAGAACACGACTCAGATGGACGTGACTTGCCCAGAGTGTCTTCAGGAGTTCCAGGTTACCTGCGCGTAGGTTGTGGCCATCGTGGTAGACTACACTGTAAGGTAACTACAGGAGCGTCTTCTGCGATGGTTGCACCTCCAACGGATCCACCAATGCTGCCCCCAGTCTCGCGTCTTATCTTCGACCGCCACGTAAATGTGGCTGATATGGTAGCACTGTTATCAGTATTCGTTGGTTTATTTTACTGGGGAGGGCAGATCGAGAAGCAAATCGCCATCAATGTTGATGCGATTTTTTACCAACGAGAAAGCATAATCGCCCTCAGTGCCGATATGAAAGAACGTTCGAAGAATCTGAGGTCTGATGTCAACCGCTTGACGGACAAGGTGGACGCCATCCTTGCTCGATTCCCTCCCCCGGCCCACCACACCCAGTAACCCTGCTTGACACGTTCGTTCCTAGTTGGCATTCTTGCATAGCAGTACGTACTGCCACAGGAGCCGACCATGGCCCGTCTAGCTCGCGCCCGCGACGTGGCCCCTACAGTCAGAGGGGCTTTTCTTCGCGCGATTAAAATGCTGGAGGACGACAAGCGTCCGTTGTCCGATATCCTCTATGAGGCCTTGCTTAAGGACCCGTTGCCGGTACTGGCCGTGGTATCTAAGTATGTTCCTAAGGAGATGCTCATCGAGCAGACCGAGGTGCAGTCAGCCAAGACTCTGACAGACAAGGAACTAAGAGAACAGATAGACCAGCTGGTGCTGAGGGCGTCTGCCCAGCTCGCGAAGTCTCCACCACCGGTGAGTGAGACGCGGCACTGATGGCTGCAGCCGAGCAAGCGGTCTCCCAGTATCGCCGGGCTGCGCAAGAGGAGATCGCCCAGCGCTTGTCCGTTCTGGTGGCTGAGCAGGAGCGCCGCAGGGCTTCTGAGGTATTACTGAGTTACCACCCGTACCCTAAGCAGGCGGCTTTCCACGCGGCTGGTGCCACGCACAGAGAACGTTTGCTCCGTGCGGGCAACCAGAATGGAAAGACTTTTTGCGCCGCTGCTGAAGCTGCTTTCCACCTCACTGGGCTTTATCCCGACTGGTGGATCGGCCGACGCTTCAACCATCACATTACCCTTTGGGCCAGCTCGACTATTGGAATAGCAACTCGTGACAGTCCACAGCGCACGCTGCTGGGGCGGATCGGCGAGTATGTCGAGGTAGAGGGCGAGCAACTGGAGATGGGCGGTGGGTTGATACCCGAGCGGCTGATCAAGGACAGCAAGCCAGCACGAGGGGTGTCGGGTTTAAAGGACTATGTGCTTGTGCGCCACGTGGACGGGTACAATTCGCTCTTGCGGTTCATGTACTACGCACAGGGGCGGGAAAACTGGCAGGGGGCGCCGGTGGAGGTAGTTTGGTTCGATGAAGAGCCGCCATCAGACATCTACGACGAGGGCCTTGCCCGCACGATCGCCACACGCGGTATCGTGTACTTGTCCTTCACACCCCTCCTAGGTATGTCAGACATAGTTCGGAGGTTCCTAATGGAAAGTAGCCCGGACCGATCCGATACGAATATGTCTATTGAGGAAGCCGAGCACATCCCACCTGAGGAACGTGCTCGGATAATCGCGGCCTTCCCTGCCCACCAGAGGGAAGCCCGGGCGAGGGGGATCCCCGTACTCGGTTCTGGGCGCATATTTCCTATTGCTGAATCGGAAATTACTTTCCAGCTCGGTACCTTTCCGCCGCATTTTGTCTGGATCGCTGGCCTGGACTTTGGCTGGGACCACCCGACAGCGGCAGTGAAGTGCTGCTGGGACCGCGATGCGGATATCTTCTATGTCGTCGCCACCTACAGACGGTCTGAGCAGGTCCCCCTGGTGCACGCAGGCGCGTTGAGGCCCTGGGGGAAGGGACTGCCCTGGGCCTGGCCGCACGATGGCCTGAAGCATGACAACGGCGTGCAACTCCGTACCACTTACGAGGAGCACGGCTTGGCGATGCTCGACAGTCACGCCACCTTTCCAGACGGCTCTGTGTCAGTAGAGGCTGGGGTGCAGCAGATGTTGGAGGCGATGCAGACAGGACGCTTTAAAGTCGCCGCACACCTGGAAGACTGGTTCGAGGAATTCCGTTTGTATCACAGGGAGGAGGGCCTTATTGTGAAAGAATTCGATGACTTGATGGCAGCCACGCGCTACGCTTGGATGATGAGGCGTTTCGCTGAGCCACTGGGTGGTCACCAGTGGTCGCCGATTGACTACCCGAGGAGGGTTGTAGTATGACTATATCCGCTGTTAAGATCTTTCCTAACGCTGCTGTCCCAGGACTCTGGCAGTACCGTATTGAGGGTGACACGATAGCTGGGGGTGAGATCAGAGGGATGTACAAGGGCTCGAAGGCCGATGTCGAGCGACTGGTAAAAAAATTCATAGCTAGGCATCAAGAACCTGATACTCGCGATTGGAAAATAGTACCTATACCTATTTCGGCGAAACGGAGGAGGCCCAGAAAAGATGCAAATCTCACAAGTTCATGAGTTGCGGGAATTGCGCAGAGAGTTGAACGCGCTTGCTGTCCGCGTCAACGATTTAGCGGTCGAATTCACACGCCTGGTTGTCCAGCATCAGGCAGAAATCAAGTTACTAACTAAAACGAGGAGCAATAATGGCCGTCCTATCTGATGACGAAGTTGCCGAGATTTGTCTCTCTCTCCTGGAGTCAGCGACCGGGGCACAGGGTAGTGATGTGTCCATCCAGCGGGCCAAGGCGATCGATTACTACTCGGGGGATATGGACGAATACCTGCCGCATGAGGAAGACCGTAGTAGCGCCGTAGTTAGAGACGTAATGGATACGATTGAGTGGGTTATGCCGTCACTTCTGCGGATCTTCACTGAAGCGGACAACGCCGTAGTCTTCTCGCCTGTGAATCCGGCGGACGAGCAGCAGGCTATGATGGAAACAGAGGTTGTAAAACATATCTTCTTCGATCAGAATAGCGGGTTCCTGAACCTCTATACGTTTTTCAAGGATGCCTTGTGGCAACGCGCGGGCCTCTTCAAGTGCTGGTGGGATGAGCCCGTCATGGAAGAGGAAGAGCATAATGGTATTTCCTATAACGAGTTTACCGACCTGCTCATGCAGGGCTGGCGGGCGGTATCGGTCACAGGGCCGGATCAGACTGCCTCTATAGAAGATGAAGAACCTCGCTATGACGTGAAGCTGGAGCGCACTGTCAAGCCAGGCAAAGTGTGCGTGGCCTGCATCCCACCGCACGAGTTTGGCGTGGCCGATGACGCTACGAGCCCAGATCCCAAGAAGGCAAAGTTCATCTACCACCAACGGGTCATGACTCTGGGAGAACTGGCGGAGGATGGGTACGACCTCGAAACGCTGCGTGCTATACCGGCCCAGATCGACAAGTCTGCGTCGATGGAGGATCAGGCCAAGGACGAAATGAGCGGAGAATGGGCAGTGGGCGGTGAGAAGCAAGACCACTGGTCTCTGAGGACAGTCGTATTCACCCAGTGCTACGTCCGGCTGGATGCGGACGACGATGGCGTCATGGAACTGCTGGACGTTAAGCTTGTTACCCCAGAAGAAGGAAATATTTCTAGCTACGTTTTACTGGGCGTAGACGAAATCGAGTCTTCGTACATCTCAGCCGCCACCCCGATCATTATTCCGCATCGCTTCGGTGGCCTCTCCCTGGCTGACGTGGTAATGGAGATCCAGGAGATCCGTACACAGCTGTTGCGGTCGATTCTGGATAACACCTATCTCTCGAACAACGGGCGCCTGGTGGTCAATGAAAATGTGAACATCGCTGACGCCTTGGACTCCCGCCCTGGTGGAATCGTCCGAGTGCGTGGCAAAGGTGCGCCAGGGGAGAACCTGCTACCGTTGGCCTCGCCCCCGCTGTCACCCATAGTGCTTTCCTTGATGCAGATGATGCAGGAGGAACTAAAGCAGCGCACTGGTGTCGGGGACGAGGTTATGGGTCTCGATGCTGACGCCCTGGCCAATGCCAACACCGGCGTCATCACGCAGGCCTTCGACGCCGCGAGGATGCGCATTGAGCTGATCGCCCGTGTGCTCGCTGAAACCGGGCTCAAGGGCGTGTTCCAGGACATCCACGCCCTGGCGCGGCAATATCATGTGGAGCCGATGGATGTGAAGCTGCGGAGTGGGTGGACGCAGGTGCAGCCTTCTACCTGGCGCCAACGTGACGATATTGAGGTACAGGTTGGCGTTGGCCGTCACACAAAAGAGCGCAATATGATGTCCTTGGCAAACCTGGCTCAATCCCAGAAAGCCATCGTCGAGGGCGGAGGGTTAGGGCGTCTGGTGACCGAAGACAACCTCTATAACATGGCCGTGGACCAAGCACGCGCCCTCGGCCAAGACCCGGATCGGTATTTCACGGACCCGAAGAGTCAGCCGCCTCCCCAGCCCAAGCCAGATCCTGCCATGATGTCTGCGCAAGCGCAGATACAATTAGCTCAGCAGAGGTTGAAGTTAGACGAGCAGAAGCTGCAGATGGATGCCCAGTTGCAGCAGGGCGAGCTGGCGGTAAAGCAGGGGGTGGCGCAAGAGAAGTTGATGGCTCAGAAGATCAATGAGCAAAGCCAGATCATGGCGCAGATGGTTGCTGCACAGAAGACGCAGGCAGATGCGATGCGAGCTGAGCAGCAGCTCATCCTCGACCGCTACAAAGCGGACCTTTCTGCTTCGGTGGATTTGCTCAGGGCTGGGCAGGACGCGCAACTAAAGATCCTACAGGAAGTGCTCAAGCAGATCGGCACCACTCCCGCACCTGAGCAGGTACCAACATGAAATCCAGGACTGAGACGATCGAGAAGGGCCGAGCGATAGCAGCCATCATGCCCATGGTGGAAGAGAAATGCGAGGAGATCCGTGCGCAGTTATTTGCGCAGTGGATGGACACCGGGTTACAGCAGACTGGCTTCCGTGAGGCGCTATACGTGCAGATGGCGGTAGTGCGGCTGCTGTTAGAGCAGTTTCGCAAGGACATCGATGCTGGGCTGTTCGCTGAGAACGAATTGAAAAGAGGAGATTAGTTATGCTACTGGCTGACGTGAATCCTGACGAAGAAATCCTTGACACTGGTCCCGAGACTCCCGCCGACTGGGGGCAAGGAATGCTGGACTTGCAGGCGGAGCTGAACGAGCCGGACGCTTCGCGTAAGCCGAAAGGTAAGACCAAGCTGCCGCAGCAGGCCCCACAAGAGGAAGACGAGGGTGACGAGCTGGAGCCATTGGATGAGCTCGAAACGGGTGCTGACGAAGAGGGCGCCGACGAAGAGGGCGAGGAAGAAGCAGAATTTCCTGCTTCGATTACTGCTCTGGCTGAGGCCCTGGATGTCGATCCTACCAAGCTGTACGGCCTGAAGATTCCTATCAATACCCCTGACGGCAAGAAAGAAATCTCTCTTGGGGAGTGGAAGGATTCTGTCCAGTCTCAGGCGACGCTGACGGCGGAAAGGCAGCGTGTGATGGCCGAGTCACGCCAGCGTCAGGCGGAATGGCAGACCACGCAGCAGAAGATGGCCCAACAGCTCCAGGAAGCTGCGCAGCTCGCGCAGCTCGCCGAGCAATCCATTATTGGTGAAGCGAACGATTTGCAGGGCTTGATCCACAGTGATCCACAAGCGTATATTCTAAAACAACAGGAACTGAATCAGCGCTACGCCAAGGCTCAGCAGGCCAAGCAGGCCGTGCAACAGCAGTGGCAGCAGATGCAGGCGCAGTTCCAGGATCGATTGAAAGCAGAGGAAGCGCAACAGGCGGTACGGCTGCTGTCTCTTATACCAGCATGGGCTGAGGAGCCTAAGGCGAAGGTAGAGAAAGTACAGCTCGCCCGCTTCCTGAAGGATCAGGGTTTTGCCCCGGAGGAGATTCAGGGCATTAACGATGCCAGGGTGTTGGCGATCGCTTACAAAGCGTGGCAGCACGATACAGGTCTGAGTAAGGCCCCTACTAAGCCCAACGCTGAAAAAGGCCGCAAAGTCGTAAAACAGCTTAAACCAGGATCGGCCCCGAGCAAGGGTGGCGCACTGGCCCAACGGCTGAAGGCACGACAGCAACGGCTCAAACAGTCCGGCAGCGTCCGCGATTTCGCTGCACTGCTGGTTGAAAGCAATATGGTCTAGATATAGGGGTCTATTATGACCGTTCCAGCCGGTACTTATACGAAATACGCCGCTAAGGGCCTCCGCGAGGACCTTACCGACATGATTTACAACATCTCGCCCACGGCGCACCCGTTCATGACGAACATTGGGCGCGACGGCGTAGCTACGAGCGTTTATCACGAATGGCAGACTGATTCTCTGGCGGCCGCTACCAGCGGTAATGCCCACATCGAAGGTGACGATGACACGGTGAATACCGCGTCAGCGACTACCCGCCTGGGCAACTACTGCCAAATCATGAAGAAGGTCCCTGGTGTGTCTGGGACGCTCGATGCGGTCAAGAAGGCTGGGCGGAGCAGCGAGCTGGCTTACCAAATCGGGAAGCGCTCGGCCGAGCTGAAGAACGATGTCGAGAAGGCCTTGTGCGGTACCCAGGTTGCTGCTGTTGGCACAGCTGCTGGCGCCAGAACCCTAGCCGGTCTCGGAAGGTGGCTTTGGACGAATCAAACCAAAATGGGTACCGCCGCGACTACCCCGGCGGTCTCGTCTGGTGCACCTACTACAGCTCTGACTGCCGGAACTGCCGGGACCTTCGTTGAGGCCAACCTGAAGAGCGTTGTCTCGTCCATCTGGACTCAGGGTGGCGAACCAAACTTGGTCTTGACGGGCATCTTCAACAAAACCGCTGCGTCTGCCTTTGCTGGTATCGCCACCAAATACCAGGACCTCGCCGGAAAGAAGCCGAGTGGCGCCATGATCCTGGGCGCCGCTGATGTTTACGCGTCTGAGGCTGGCATCTTGCACATCGTGGCAAGCCATTTCTCGCCCAGCAACAACGTCTATGTGCTGGACACGCAGTATTGGCAGGTGGCGTACCTGCGGCGTTTCCGCATGAAAGATCTTGCTGTAACGGGGGACAACATGAAGAAGGAACTTCTATGCGAATTGACTCTGGAGGCGAAGAACCAGGCAGCCTCCGGAAAGATCTACACCACTACCACTTCCTAACGATTCCCTCCTCGCCGACCGTTTGCCCTGGGCACCCCCCAGGGCTTTTTGTTGCCTGTCTTCTTCTGAATGTGCTATAAGTGTTACGCACATTCACCGAAAGGCAACAATATGAAATACGACGCAGCTTCTAAAAATGCCAGAACCTTGGCCACCCGCACTCGCCGGGATCGCCTAGCCCGCGCGGGACTGAAAGAGGTTTTCGTTCCCATTGCGAAGAATAAGATCCATTTTCTTCACACCTTCGCTCAAACGCTGTCTGTAGACGAGTGGGCGAAATACCGCGATCTATTGAAACTTGATTCCTACGAGCGCGACAAAACAAAAGACACAGGCCTTTAGGAGGAATAATGAGTACAACTGAACTTATATTTAACGACCCGCTTGCAGGCGTTCAGACGTTCATGCATTACGATGACTCGGATGACACATTCGTAATAGAGAATGTACATGACGCTGAGCCGGCCCTGAAACGAGCGAAACTGCTCCGCGACCATCCAGAACTGAGGCCCCACGAGGACAAGGATATGTGGCTCATGGCCAGTATTCCAGCGGGGGTACAGCTGATCTGGATGGACAGATACGGAATCAAGGATATTTTTTCCAAGGAATACATTCCCTTGATTAAGCGGCTCCTCAACGATCCAGAATGGTTGCACCTGCGCGTGCATGGGGGCCGACTATGATCCAAAAGCTCGCCAAGATGATTGAGGAAGGTAAGTACTTACCTGCCTTGGACACCCTCGACAAGCTCATGCACGAGGAGCCACTCAATACTGGATATCATTTCCTGATAGCGCAAGTTCTTTTGGAATCGGGTAAGGCCTCGGTGGCCCTTCCGATATTCCTACGTCTGTCCACTGTAGAGAAGAAAAGGCCCCAGGTGTGGGTGAACCTCGGGAAGTGCTACGACGACCTGGGGGCCAACAAGGAAGCTCAACGCTGCTATCAGACCGCTCTTCGTCTGTCGCCGAATCTATCATTTGCAGTGGGGAACATGGCTTCATCGCTGATTTTGAGTGGTGACCCGATCGAGGCGGAGGCGTGGGCTAGGAAGTATCTGAGGGAGCACGGTTCTACGGATCGACAAGCCCAAGTCAACCTGGGGTTTTCTCTGCTTCATCAGCGGAGGTACTGGGATGGTGCCTGGGACCTATATGAGGCTGGCCTAGGGCATATCAAATGGCGTGATGAGCGCATTTACGGTTTCAAGGATGAGCAGCGCTACGAAGGGCAGAAGACAGGCGGGATCCTCGTCTACGCGGAGCAGGGCATCGGCGATCAGATAGCCTACGCACAGTGCATCCCAGACTTACTGGCGGACCACGAGGGTGCCGTGGTACTGGATGTTCAACCAAAATTACGCGGCCTTTTCGCGCGCAGCTTTGGCGTCGAGACCCACGGGGATCAGTTCAAGCAGGAACTAGACTGGTTGGAGCCACTTGAAGGGCGCATCCAGTACCGATCGTCAATCGCGTCACTTTGCCGCTTCCATAGGGCGTCTCAGGAGGCGTTCACGGGGAAACCCTACCTGGTGGCAGACAAACAACGCAGGGTCGCAGCGGCGGGACTCCTACGCGGTCTGGGGCCCCGTCCCAAGATTGGCATCGCCTGGACTGGTGGTATCGAGGCTACCTTGCGGCACGAAAGGAGTTTGACAGCGGATGACCTGAAACCGTTCCAGCAACTCCCAGTGGATTTTATCGATCTGGAATACCGCGCGGATGTGCCGCCCTGGGAGATCCCCCTGGGCGCTCTGGCGAGAGTGTACCGCTACCCCTGGCTGACACAGACTGAGGACCTGGACGATACGGCGGCGCTGGTAGCAGAGCTGGACCTGATTATCGCAGTGCCTACGACAGTGGTGCATCTAGCTGGAGCCTTGGGTGTGCCTTGCTGGTGCCTGCTTCACTCCAGGCCGCATTTTATGTTCGTAGGGAAGGACCAGCAGTCCATGGATTGGTACGAGAGTGTAAGGCTGTTCAGGCGGAGCGGCCAAAACAAGAGCAAGCAGATCCACGGGATGGTTGAAGCTTTGCAGACTTGGTTATCAACGCGAGGAATGAGCCATGAGTGAGAAGACTACCCTAGACATCATTGTTCCTGTCGGCCCTGGCCATGAGGAGATTCATAAGCGGGCGCTCGACAGCATACGAGTAGCGGTCACCCTGGCAGATGCGATGGGTGAGAGTTCCTTTCAGAGGGTGAACGTGCTCGTAGAGGATGACACCAAGGGAGAGTTAGGCCGTAGCGCGGCGCGTAACAAGGCGGTATGGCGGGGAGACGGCGAGTGGCTGTTCTTCCTGGATGCTGACGATATTCTGCACCCGGAGGCTTTGCGCATCACGCTCCCGCGCGGTAAAGAATTCGCTGCGTTTTTCGGTCTAATTCTGGAGTATCGGGAGGGTCGGGTGGTCCAACGGCTTCAGATTCCAAACATCAATTCCTACCTAGAATTGCTTCAGTATGACCCTTATCAAACACTTCAGATGGGGCACTTCGTTCGCCGGGACGTCTTTCAGCAACTATGGTTCGACGAAGCCCTGACCACAGGGGAGGATTGGCACTACTATTTGCGGCTGTGGAAAGAACATAAGTGCTGCAAGATGCCGTACCCTATGGCCGTGAACGACAGGGGCCATCACTCTACCGGGCTGCGTTCG